ACAACATCAGACGAATGGATTGAACGCAAGCTGGACCTGATCGCCAAATACAAGCCGCTCTGCTGGTTTGGTGAAGGCGGCGTAATCCAGAAGGCTATTGAACCAATGTTGAAGCGGCGGATGCGCGAAAGGAACGTGCATTGCCGCTTGGAATGGCTGCCTTCGGTAGCTGACAAGCCGACGCGGGCGAGGTCATTTCAGGCCATGGCTGCAACAGGCAGGGTATTCTTTGAACCCGGCGCGGACATAAGCGAGTTTCTCGTTTTCCCTGCTGGCAAGCATGACGACGATGTGGACACGGCAAGCCTGATCGGGCGGGCAATAGACCAGGCGCACCCGGCGATAGTTCGCCCGCGTCCTGAAGCCCCGCCGCGTGATCGGTGGAGCCGCAAGCGAGACGAAGGAGGCGCGAATTGGAAAACGCTGTAGCGTCCCCTGAACTGACGCAGTTCGTCCGCGACTTCGAGGCAGCGGAAGACGCCACGCAGGAAAGCCGCAAGCTGGCCGAGCGCGACCGTGACTACTACGACGAAAAGCAGTGGACGGCGGACGAGAAGGCGGCGCTGGAAAAGCGCGGGCAACCGGCTGTCACGTTCAACCGCATCAAGCGCAAGGTCAATTCCATGACCGGCCTTGAGAAGCAGTCCCGCAAAGACCCCAAGGCGTTCCCGCGCAATCCTGACGACGAGGACGCGGCGCGGGCTGCAACTGATGCCATCCGCTTTGTCTGCGACCGTTCACGCTGGGATGACAAGCGATCCCAGGCAGCAAAGGAACTGGCCATCGAAGGCACCTGCGCTGTCATGGTCGGGGTGACGCAGACGAAGGACGGCATTGACCCGGACATTCGCCGCATCGCATGGGATCGGTTCTATTACGATCCGCATTCGGGCGAGTTCGACTTTGCCGATGCCAAGTTCATGGGCGTTGTCGTCTGGATGGACCTTGACGATGCGGTTGCCGCTTACCCGGATGCGCAGGAAGCCCTTGAAAGCACCTGGAAGCAATCGCGCGACAGCGAAACATACGACGACCGGCCCAAGTGGAACCTTTGGGCGGACTACAAGCGCCGCCGGGTAAGGCTCTGCGAACACTATTACCGCGAGGGTGATACGTGGCGGTTCTGCATCTTCACCAAAGGCGGCTTTGTCGTGGAGCCGCAGGACAGCCCTTACATCGGTGACGACGATCAGCCGGAATGCCCGATCAAGGCGGTAAGCCTCTACATTGATCGTGACAACAACCGCTACGGCGAAGTGCGCACGATGATTGGCCCGCAGGACGAGATCAACAAGCGCCGCTCCAAGGGCCTTGCGCTTATCACGCAGCGGCAAATTCGTGTTTCGCCCAATGTGGCGATTGACCCGAATGAGGTCCGCAAGGAATTTGCCCGGCCTGATGCTGTAATCATCGGGGAAGCGGGTGACGTTGAAATTCTGCCGACCAATGACATGGCTGCGGCAAACTTCCAACTGTTGCAGGAAGCCAAGACCGAAATTGACCTGTTGGGAGCCAATGCGGCCCTTGCTGGCAAGAACGAAGCCTCCATGTCTGGCCGGGCTCTCCTGGCCCAGCAACAGGGCGGCATGGTGGAAATGGCCAGCTATCTGGACACGATCCGAGTCTTGTCGATTGCGGTCTATCGTTCGGTTTGGGCGCGCATCCGCCAGTTCTGGAAGGAAGAACGCTGGGTTCGTGTGACGGACAACGACCTGAATGTGCGCTTTGTCGGGATCAATCGCCCGGTGACGGCCATTCAGGCCATGGCCAAGCAGATGGGCATTGAAAAGGGCAACCTTGAACAAGCCGATCCGCAGGCGGTCCAGCAGTTGCAGGCTTTTGCCATGGACCCGCGCGCACAGATGGTGGTGGGCGTTGAGAACAACGTCTCTGAAATGGACGTTGACATCATCATTGACGAGGGGATCGACACCCCGACCGTTGCTGCGGAACAGTTTGACCAGATGCTGAAGATGGCGGGCAATGGCATTCAGATACCGCCTGCCGTGCTGATCGAGGCGTCCAGCCTGCGCAACAAGGAAAAGCTGCTGGAAATGCTCAACCAGCCCAATCCGATGGCGGAACAGGCGGCGCAAATGCAGATGGCCGCAGGGCAGGCCGAGATTGAAAAGACGCAGAGCGAGACGGCAAAGAACCTGGCCGATGCCGAGGCGACACAGGCCAAGGTGGGCCTTGATGCTGTCCGGTCTGGCCTTCAGGCGGGGATGGCGGCGTGATTGTCGAGCCGCGCAAGGAAGACCCTACGCGGCAAGAGACTTGGCCCCGGTTCTATGACGCTGCCATCGTGGACGACGGGCAGGTCCTGATTGTGGAACTGCGCGAGTTCGACGGGACGCATAGCGTTGTCCGCATCAATGTTTCGGCGGTGGCTGACTGATGATTAAGTCCCCTGCCACGCTTTGGCGCGACACACAAATGGCCAAGCTGCGCGGAATGGGGCTGCAATACCAACAGATAGCCCCTTTGTTTGGGGTTAGTGGTTGTAGGGTGTCGCAGTGCCTAGAAAAGCGGCACCGACTCCGTAATGTGGCCAAGAAGAAATTGGCAGAATTTAAGGTTGAGCAATGCGCGCTGGAAATTCGCGCAATCAAGCAGGCCTATGACCGCCTTAGTGCGGTCGAACAATCGGCTAATAAAGAACAAATGGCAGCAGAGATAGATGCTCTGCTGCTCCACTATAGGCAGGCGATGTCCCATGTCGATGCTTGATCGCCTTGGAAAGTGGATTGCCCGCAGGCTCTATGCCCGCGCAATCAGGAAGCCAGGGAAGCCCACCGCTTCCAGTTATGCAAACCGCGTGCTGGCGGATCGTTTCTGCCGCCGCTGGCCATGGTCTTGGGCAAGATGAACCTTACCGGATACCGCGCCTTCCTCTTGGGAACAGCGCGCGACCAAATTCCCGTGCGGGGCATTTGGGTGACATTCCCGCAGCGCTTCAACGGCGTTGCGATGGAGCCAATTCAACGTCGGGATGACGTGGAACCCGCCGCCGGGGATCGGGCGTTTACGAGTGCCGCCCACTCTTGAGGGGCGTTGAGGGAACCCATGGAAAAGAGCCTGGAGGAGTTTTTCACCGACGATGAACCCATGACCGAAGACGAGGCCCCGGAAGGACAGCCCCGCGACGAGCATGGACGATTTGCAGCCAAGGAAACGGGCGAAGATCAGGAACCGGAAGCCCCGGAACCTGTCGAGACGGTGCCGCCGACCGCTGACAAGCTGCCTCCTGAAACCTTCAAAGGACTTCGGGAGGAAAGGGAAAAGCGCCAAGCACTAGAGCGTGAACTGGAAGCCCTCAGGCAGCAGTTTCAGGCCAATCAGCAGCCCGCCGCACCGCCGCCGTCAATCTGGGAAGATGACGAAGGCGCGTTGCAGCACGTTAAGGGCGAAGCAGTCAACGAGGCAGTCCAGCGGGCAACATTGAATGCCCGGCTTGATATGTCCGAAATGCTGGTTCGCCAAAGCAACCCGGACTTCGAAGACGTCAAGGCGGAATTTCTCGCCATGGCGGAACAGAACCCGGCACTTGTCCAGCAGGCCCTTTCGGACCCGCATCCGTGGAACAAGGCGTATCAGATCGCCAAGAACGCGCGGACCATGCGGGAACTGGGCGCAACGGACCTTGACACTCTGAAGGCCAAAATCAGGGAAGAACTGATGGCGGAAATGCAGGCAATCCCGCCTGTGGCCCGTCCTACCGTTCCCCCGACACTCGCAACCCAGCGCAGCGTTGCCCAGCGCACCGGCCCGGCATGGTCTGGCCCGCGTTCTCTGGACGACCTGCTCTCGTAACAAACCCCAGGGTCCCACGTCGCGATGACGTCGGTTTCCCAGTCCCCGCAAGGGGCAAGATGGACTTTTTGACATGACGGATACGACTCCGGCAACCGGCCTGGTTGTCCAGCAGTGGGAAGATAAGTTCTTCTCCGAATACCTCCATGACGGTGGCTTCAAGCCGCTGATGGGGACCAACGAAAACTCGGTCATTCAGGTGAAGGAAGACCTGACCAAGAAGGCGGGTGACAGCATCACCATCGCGCTGGTCAATCGCCTGAACAATGCCGCTGTTACCGGCGTTTCGACGCTGGAAGGCAACGAAGAAGACATGGCTTCGCGCTCGCTGCGCATCTATGTCGATAAGCGCCGTAACGCTGTCCGCATTGCGGAAATGAGCGAACAGAAGACGGTCATCTCGCTGCGTAACGCTGCCCGCGCCACGCTGCTGGACTGGTCGATGGAAGACACCCGCGACCTCATTATCGAGGCCCTGGGTTCGCTCAACGGCACCAAGTTCGTTGACCGCACCGCCGCCATTGCTGACGCGTGGCTGGTGGACAACAGCGACCGTGTTGTTTTCGGTGCCGCTGCTGCGGGCTTTACCGATATGTCGGCGGACCTCGCCCTTCTCGACACCACGGCGGACCTGTTCAACGCGACTGCGCTGGACGCCATGGTGCTGAAGGCCAAGACCTGCAACCCGAAGAT